GCATCACGTTCTACTATTGATGAGATATATTTGGAATATCTTGGCAAGATTTTTCCCGCCCTTTTATAAACTTCTCGGCAAAGATTCCAACAATCGTAATTCGGCCCCTCGCCATTCTCCTCAAATCGCGCCATTAGTAAGTCATGCAATTCTAATCCCATCATTCTGCATCCCTAAAAATCCACCGAAATAGGCCGTATTTTCCCGCGCTATGCAATCATCGAATGTCCTGTTACATGTTTCCGCCGAGCCGACATATCCACATTCCGCTCCCTTGAATATCCACATACAATGGTTCGCCAAAAAGCGATACAAGGGAAATCTCCTATTTAATGGATTCACCATTCCCAGAGTCCACGTCACCCAATAAGCATCGACCGCATCGCATCCCATAACCGAGAACTCAAGCTCAAGCTCGGAATAGTCCTCGTCAAGATGCTTGTTGTTTACGACTATTACTTTTACGGTCGAACCAATTCCACCGTCCAAAGACTCTAAATATGGAGTTAAAAACCTTGTGATATTGCATACTTTCAAAGTTACCTGTGGAATTTGGCCTTCGGCATTACTATCTACAATCGATAACTGAAATGGAAAATGTGTATATGTATTACCACCGAATTCAATGTCCTCGTTATTTTTGACTAATCTCAATATAGTCGGCCCCACATCTGTTAGGGTAATCTCCAAAAGAATCAGCCAAGGCTCCGGGCTGTGCATCAGATTCTTTTCGGCTATCAGATTTATTGGCAATGTTTTCATGCTTCGACCATATTCAAATTCACGTTCCAATAATTGAAGTCTCTTGGTTCTATCTGAAATTTCATCGGGGATGTGAGCATGACTATGTATTCTGTACTATCGGGAGGATAAACATAGTAGAATGTATTTGCCCCGATTTTTATGGATGTCTGCAAGTTCTCAAGATAAGTTTTATCTGCTGCCGTCAAAAAGATATATCCGCAATTGATAGCCTTGCGCATTCGTGTAAATCTTGCCCTTGTCAAGATTGTTCCATCTTCAAACTCACTTCTTATAGTTGGGTCTATTGCGGAATCTTGAGTGAAATTCTGAAAGCTCGCTCCCCTGGATAGAATAGGAAACTCATTATGAAATCTCCGCGTGAAGATTCCGCCCATAAAAAACGGCCTGTCATACTTATTTATTGCACCATCAACTAATCCAAACAATCTCATGTTGCCGCTCCCTGTGTTTCTGTTGTCTGGTCATCATCAACAGCTTGTGTGGTGACAACTGTCGTGCCATCGTCCTCATAAGTTTTTAACTCCGAACTTGTTAGGGTTGTCTTCTTAAAGAATCGCCGCCAAGTCTGAATTAGAACGCCCCTCATATTAGTCGCTAAGGTCGTCAAAATATCCAGATTCGGTGTGACTCCAAGCGGGTCGCAATCATAGAGATAAGCCGTAACATCAACATCGCCATCAGCCGCATTGGGTGATAGAAGGTAAATGATAACTTCAGTATTCGCCGGAACGGGGAACGGGTCAGTCCATAACACTGCACGAGTATCGGCGGCCGTTACAGTAAAGGATAACTCATGGCTTTCTTGGGAGCCGATATTGACTTTTATCTTGAAAACTCCACCCGTACCGTCCAAATCCTTAACACCATCGCCAAGATGCAGGGTAGCTTGGCATTGCATAGCCTCTACCGTACTCGGCGTATGTGTTAGACAGGCTATATATGCCGTCTTTATATCCCTGTCTGCATTTTCTGTATCCAAAAGCTCTATCATGTCTAATACTCCTTATTTTTATTTCAAAGTCTGGAACATTTTCCTTAATGCGCCTCCCTGTTGAATATCTTCCGCGACAACTTTTATCACCCATTGTTTGCCGTCATATATCGGCTCTCTTTCCAGTCTCATTTTCTGGCCTGTCTGATTATTGATTATTATTGTCGGAGCAGCTCCGCCCCCGCCACTACGAGGGATAACCTCTTCCCCTCTTTGCAGGATTGCCGGGTATTCGTCAAACCTTAAGCCGCCGTGTAATCTCGGAGCATCGAGAAACGCAGCCGGCGACACCCTGCGGGTACGCGGGACTTGACCGACTATGCCGCCCTTATGATATGGGGAGGTAAATATCTCGCCTTTAGTAGTTGCCGGAGTTTTGTTGAAAATCTCACCGATAGCTCCGCTTATCGCCAAGCCTAAAGGTTCAGTGATTTTATATCGCATAACCGCCATTGCTATATCACGCAGAACTGAATTTATTACGTCCCTCGCTTTCTTTGCCTCGAAAATTGCTTGTTCAAAATTACTTGTAAATGATTCACCAATAGTATCTGCTATTCTTGCCAGTCGCTGTGCTCCTTCCAGTTCCTTGAGCTTATCTTTCATTTTTTTCATCAAACCTATGCTCTCTTCCGTATCTTTAAGCCCAGCTTCTCTGATTGCATTCTCAAATTCGACCATCTTCGCAGCGTGATAATGCGCTTCACCTATCCGACCGGTGACTTCAATTTCCTTTTGTATCAGTGGTATGTATTTGTCGCGGATTTGTGTAATGGATTTGGCGGTCGCTAAATTCGTCTCATCCAAATTTTTACTAAAGTCGCCCCAAACATCAGTTTTCGCTTCTTCTGCCGGTATTATCTTCCCGAACAAATAAGTTGGAGGTTTCACACCCTTTTTAATGGCTTCATTGTAAGCCTGTTCATATTTTTGTAATGATTTGATTTCCCCTTCTATTGGAGTCCCTCTACTCCATCCTTCGGGTAATGGCGGATAATTTAATGATATTGGTTTTTCTACCGCCCCCCGAAACTCTAACATTTTCCTTAAAGCTATTGTAAGATAATCAACAAAAGGCCCACCGAGATTTTCTGCTACATCTCCAATAGCATTTTTGAATTGGTCCCATGTACCCGCCGCTGTTCTTGCCTCTTCTTCTGCCAACCTGAATGAATCCGCTCCTATTTTAAGTAGAGCATTAAATTTTTCTTCTGAGGATAATGTTTCACTAAGAACAATACCATAACGAGTCAACATCTGGGTTTGACCTTGAGAAGCCCTACCGACAAGCATCATGGATGTTGCTAAATCGAGACGAAATTTCGCAGCCAGACCTATCGCTGCTTTTGTTGCATCCTCTAATTTATCATTTGTCACACCGAGATTTTTGGCATAAGCCATCTGACTTAAAATCTGCTCATCACCATAGATTGTCATTCTTTGCAACTCGGCAGCATAATTCTTGTATTGTGTGATATTTACCTTAGTTGCTGCTGCTAATAATCTCTCGACCTTTTCTTGTTCCTTTGCCGCCTGCGTAATATATCCTAAGCCTCGCTTTACGGCATAAAGTCCACCACCCACGCCCGCAAGCATCAACATTTGCCGACCCATCATTTGTATATCTTTTCCAAATCGGGTCATGTGAGTCCGGCTCTTGTTGACGTTGCGGTCGAACGCCCCTGTATCTGCTCTGAATTTCGCAACTAAATTGTGTATAATTGCCATATCAACACAATAAATTTAACATTGCCTGCATCTGTTCTGGAGTCTGCTGCTTGCGCCTTTGCTGTTTTTCAAACGGCATAAATTCCTTCACTTTGTAAGCCCTGCTTTTCTTGCTCCTATTCACATTCGCAATAATCATCGAAGTTATCGCCTGCCTTAAATCCGCCCGCCATTCCCCGAATGGCTCTATCGAATAATATGCCAACCATTCTGATAACTCCTGACTATCAATCCTCGATAACAATTCTTTAACAGTACAACCCAGAGCCAAAGCTAACCGGAAATAGAATCTTCGCCCTGGATTTCTTCTGAGTTTTTTGCTAAGTCCTCAATCTCATCAATTCCCAAACCATTGAGTCTTTTTGCAACATCAAAAACCCGGTTAAGTGCAAGTGAGGATTTTTCACCAAGAGTTTTTATGTCTTCTTCGTTGAATAATAATTTCCCATCATTATCAACTATCGTGCAGGCACATAATCTCGCTCGATTATTATTCATATAATCGCCATCAGATTCTTTGAACATTAACTTGTCCCAAATGTCCCTGTCTGTACCTGACATTGTTCGCACGATAACTTCACCTTCCCATTCAGGAACAAGCACGACTTCTGTTTTTATGTCCTCCGCTTGCAATATCTGTTGTTTAGTTAAGAGGCTCATAATTTCTCCTTTTTTTCATCTTATGTCCACGTACCCTTGCCAGACAACTTGATAGTAATTGACATAGTAATCTTGTCCGCGAACGGGTCGTTAATGTCAAAAGCACTAACTACACCGGTAGCCTGGAAAGTCTTGCCGCCAGGAAATGTGACAGTCCATGTTTCAGAAGTCCTGTTTTGAAACGCGGAATTAACTGCAGTCGCTATAACCCCGGTCGTATCATCAAAATTAACTTCGGCAGTAAACTCTCCTTCGTCTGCCATTCCAGCCTTGTATTCCCGAAACAAATCGACTGTATCCATTGTGGATATATCAATCATATCCCTTGTGCGTCCGCCGATTGTAATGGTTTGTACATTTCCAATCGTTCCAGTAGTGCTACCAGCCAGTGTTGTACCATGCCCAATATTTCCGTCACTCGCCATAATTGTTTCCTTTCAATATTCGTTTTATTTAAGGCCAAAAAAACAGGGGCATATTGAGTTTCCTCAACATGCCCCTGTAATAGGCAATGATGATTACAGCATCTCAGCGGTCATGACTCCGCTTACTGCCTTATT